CCTGCGGCGAGTACAGCAGAGCCTGGATCTTCACCTTGAGAAAGGGCGTACCCACCAGTTGCTAAACCAGCAGCGGCAGGCACACCGTACTTAAGAAGAGGGCGCATTGCCTCACTCCATCACAAACAGTTTGTTTGCAACCACGTTGGGCTGGGCGTAGTTCAGAAGACGCCAAGCATTTTCAGGGCTCGTATCCATTTGTTGCTTAAAGCTGCCCCAGAAGTTTTCAGGTTGCTGAGGAGCAGCAGCAGAAGGAGGAGCGGGGAAGTTGCCGTAGTTAGCTTGAACCGGAGCGGTGGGATAACCACGGGTTGCCAGTTGAGCTTCATTTTCGTACACGGGGTACGGACCCTCAGGACCAAAGAACTTCAGCGTGTAATCGCTAAGAACGTCAGGGTTGGTCAGGATTTCGTTGTAAGCCAGATTTTCGGTATGCTCAGCAACTGCAAAGTCGGCATAACCGGCAAGCAGGTTGTGTGCGTTGACTGCATAGTCGGCATAACCAGCAATCAGATTTTGTGCGCGGTGGCCCCAGGCTACGGCGCTATCGAGCATTCCTTCGAGTTGAAGGGCGTACTGGTTTAGCAGGGCCGGAGCTTCCACCCCGTACGCGTCGATCACTACTCGGCTTTCCTGGCTCAGACCCAGGTAGTCCGCCACGTCCGCTAAGGAAGGACTCGACGAAGTTTGGGAATAGCTGGGCGATGAGGCCGGGCTGGTTAATGAGGTCGGGGCTGCCGAGTTCCAAGTAGCCGGGCTTTGGGCTTGTCCGTAATTGGCCGGGGTATAGGTCGTCGGAGCTGACGGTTGACCCTGGAACGGGGATTGAACTGGTGCGCTCAGCAGGTTCACCACCTTGTTGAACGCCGATTCCCAAGGATTCCCCGCCGGTGCTTCCGCCGGTTGGGATTGGGGGGCGTACTGAATAGGGGCGGATTGGTAGCTGATATTCGCTTGAGGAATCGCTTGGGGGTAAGCGGTCCCCACTTGGTACGCCACCGGAGCCGCTTGGTAGCTGCTGGGCGCCGGAGCCGCTGCTGTCACGTAGCTGCTCGGGGCTACTGACGGCTGTGCGGGGCTCATCTGTGGGATCGACTGGACGGTAGCGTCCTGCATAACTCATCTCCTTTTGTAAAGCTTCTAACGTTCGATACAGATACGGGGTTAAATCCAATCTTGGATCCGCAGCCATCGGAAGATCCGGTGATTGCGGGTGGGGCGTCTGCATCATTCCCCCCACTAGCTTGGCAAACTGAGAGTAAGCACTCTGCAATTCGTTAACCATCCTGAACGGGAACCCAGATAACATCTCGGCCCGTTCCTCATCCGTCTTAGACGGGAAGAGGTATTTCAGTGCTTCAATGCTATCAACACCTAATTCTTGCAGATTTCGTACCACGATGGAGTTGTTGAGAATATCTTGTGTCGAATCTTCGTACACAGGACCTAACCAGCGCCACAACATTGTGACATCCCCGTCAGGAATCAAGCCCATAACTCCAGGCGGAATCTGTTGAGCCTGAACACAAGCCATCATTAACTGTTTAACTTTATCGTTGTGCTGCTTAAGTGCATCTTCATATGCAGCAACTTCTTCTTCAGATGAGTCTTTGGAAGGTGAAACAGGCTTCTCAAGTCCGGCTGCTTGTGCCAGGGTGTTTTTGAAAAGTTGCTCTTCTTGATAAATAATTAATTCAAGGCAACGACAAATGCCATGAGTATAAATAGCATTTGCTTTTTTCTTTGAAGTTGCAGAAACACGTCCAAACAACGACTTGTATTCAGTTGCCGTTACACCAGCAGAAATTGAAAGTTCATCAACACCGCCAAGAGCAGTACGAATCTCTTCTCGGTACTGACGTGCAAATGCATTTTGGTCACCAGTGATAGCATCTGGGACGATGTACCCAACACGGTCATTTGGCTCCAGGTTGGCAATGACGCGTGGTACGCGGATGGTACCGTCAACTCCACGACTAATTGGATCAGACTTAAACGTCGACCGGCTTAATGCACTGGGACTATTGAAGCCAGAGTTTGCTGCAATAGATGGACGCTGAATAGTGGTATCACCTCCAGCTTCCATAAGGTCCGTCTTAGGACGTGACGAAAGCAATGTTGGGTTACCAAAGAACTGTACGTTCTTACGCATCGTACGAACCATTTCATCGTGAATGATGATATGGTTGGCCATTGAATCAAAGTCGCCAACGCCTTCCGTAGAGAAACCTTTTGGGTTATTAAAGATCTCAACGCAAGGAATAAAACCTAATGTATTTTTAAACGTTTTAGTTTTCCCTGGTACCGCATAGGAGGGCATGTCAAATGACATTTCACCTTCCGAATGGGTTTCTTCAATTTCGTCGGCTTTAATGGAAAGTCTAATGTAGCGCTTTGCACCCTGATCGCCTGTTACAGCCGAGCCAGTGATGCTCTTAATGTTGATCGTGTCATTCAACCCAAAGCCCTTGCGGACTTTATAGCTGTAGATGATGACCACTTCATCTAGCTCACCATCTACGTTGTAATACGAGCGATATTCGTGAGCGCGGAAGTAATAGAGACGGTAGTTAAATTTGGTGGGACGGATGTAAAAAAGACCCTTTCCGTCACACAAAAAGTATTCCCAAATGGAATCCAGGCGGATATCCATCTTGTTGTACTTCAGTACGCGGTCGATAAAATCTTTGCGTTGTGCACCAAAGTTATCTTGAGATGGGAAAAATTCAACCCCTTGGCGAATGCCAAAAAGTTTCATCTGCGCAATATGAGAAGCAATGATACCTGTGTCGACGCCAACGCTCCCATCTTTTTCAAGATAAGAATTAATGATTTCCTTAAGTCGACTTACAGCGTCAGCCACTATTGCTCCTCTGTTTTAGTAATACTAACAATAAATCAAGAAACTGTTTTGTTCTGGAACCCAGCAGGTGGTGTCATTTGCCCAAGCTGAGGGCCCATGTAAAAACCAGCATTACCCATAGGCGTTCCTCCCCCTCCAGGCATGGAAGCACCGGGGACACCTTGCCGCATTATCTCGTGAAATCGCTGAAGGCCCCGCTGCTCTTGAATGGGTCCCAGAAGACGGTCTAGTTTTACTCCGCCCATATAATGCTGAAAATCTGCCTGGGACATGGGAAGGCGCGGGTCTTGTCCAACGGGAATACCAGCTGCCAGTAAGCCGCCGGGCCTTAAGTTACCAGCTGCCCCGGGAACGTTACTTTCGCCTTTTACCACTTGATAAGACATCTGAATCTCTCTTTGCTTCTATTTTACTCTTCTATTACTTCGTAACCAGAGCAATCGTTGACTTTATGCAGAATGATTCCATTTCCTTTTACGTCCCAGTTGAGAATATCCCCTTCCTGCCAGCCAAGCTCGTCAACAACCTCATCGGGTAGCGTGATGTATTGATCTCCGTTTTCGTCCTCCTGGACCTCCAAGATGTAACTCATTTTTCCAAAAGCTTTTCCATTAGCTTATCAAGCTTATTGTTGATCTGCTTAAAGTTATCATGCATTTCTTTGATTTCTCTGAGGAAGTCAACTTTCAATACATACTCCAAAGGCATGCGATTGATTTGATCTTCCAAAATATCAATCCTTCTTTTTTGTGAACCGATATAGTCGTGAGCACCTTGAAGACGCTCTTGTTGACGGTCTAGTATTTTATTGGCCACCCAGCTACCCCCGGTAAATGCGGAGACAAGAGCTGTTAGGCCAAGGGCGAGATATTCAGGACCCACTGGTATAAAGTTTTGATTTTTCTTTATTTATTTTAGAATTAGTAATCAAGTTGCAATTGACCTTTGCGTGCAAGACCTGTGACCAGCCACACTAACGCATCAACACAGTCATCGTGACTACTAACGCCAAAGTTAGTTAGCTCTTCAAACATTGCAGTGAAATTACGGTAGCGATTAAAGATAATCTTTCGGTCTTCAAACATACCAATAATCCCACGGAAACGTGCCAACTTATCTGCGCGGAATCCTTTGACGGGGTGCCAGATTAAGTTATACAGTCCTTCATTGCTTAAGCAAACACGTTTGAAATCTGCTTCTAGCGATGCTTGGTATTGAACAGCTTCGGACCATATATCGCAAGTTGAATAAGTAGGGAAGTAATTGCCACCGTCATCACGACCAAGAATAGACCAATCATTGAGAAGCTCCTTCATAGCATCTAGTTTTTCCAAATTACCCATTACGCGAATACGTCGGTAATCAATAATATGGATGCGGTCGCCAATGCGACCACCAAGAATCATAACTGTGTAATCGTTCTTTTCCTTGATGCCAGCAGACAAGTCAACGCCAATACCAAGAGCATCAAACTCTGTAGAGATTTCAGCCTTGACAATCAATTCAGGTGCCAACGACAGTTCGTTTTGCCTGATAATTTGATTCATGTACTGGAAGGAAAAAGCAATAGGTGCCTGTCGTTTCTTCTCTTTTAGATACTCCAATGACCACATCTCTGGCCAATAGGACATCTCCTCACCAGTCTTGGGATCATTGTGAATTGCAGACAGAATAATCTGCTGCCAATTGTTTTGTTCGTTGAACGTGGTGGAGTGAATGTCATCATGTCTGAAGCGAGTACCAAGGCAGATGGCGCGTGCCCCTTCAAACATCGTTGGTGCAATCACCGCGTTCCAGTTGTCCTGCATCATTTTTCTGATGTCAGGGTTTGCAATATCAGCGGCTGATTTGATGGCGTCATCAATCATCACCAGGTGCGAACGCTTAGAGGTCACTGAACCTTTCAAGCCTGCCGCACAGAGTGTGAATTGCTCGTCACCCGTTACGTCAATACCAGCAAACTTATGGTCAAT